GGAAGGCCACGTTCTAAATGATAAATCAGAACTTATCTTTAGTTACAGCCCCTGCAAATGATATTTTAACTGTGGCAGAGGCGAAAACACACTTGAGAGTCGATTCTTCATTGGACGACACTTATATAACGAATTTAATTAAGTTATGTACTAAATGCGCTGAAAATTACACAAGCAGAGCATTCATAACACAGACATATAAAATATTCTTTGACAATTACTACGATAACAACTTAGATAACGTATGGTGGAATGGTATAGTACAAGGGCATATAGGTAGTTTTGTAATGAAAAAATATATTGAGTTACCTTTTGCTCCACTTCAAAGTGTCACTCATTTTAAAACTTATGACGAGGATGATAATGCTACTACATTTAGTAGCGATAATTACAGCGTGTCTAGTTATTCCGGCGATTTTGCCAATAGAGGTCGGATTAGTTTAAAAAATGGGAACTCATGGCCTACATATACTAAGCCAATTGATGGCATTGAGATACAATTTGTTTGTGGATACGGCGATAACGCTAGTGACGTGCCTTTGCAAATAAAGCAAGGTGTTTTAGAAGAAATTGCTTTTCGATATGAACACAGAGGTGATAGACTTGACCAACAAAAAATAAATAGCGACATATCACAAGGTTTATTATCACAGTTCAAAATATTCTAATGAAAAATAATATTGGAAAAATGAGACATAGAGTAGATATCTTACAAAAATCATTAGTTCGTAATGATATTGGGGGTATGACTGAGACATGGACTGTTGAAGCTATTTTATGGGCTAACGTTAAAGCGAAGTCAGCTAACTATTCATTGCAAAATGACGATAAAGTAAATTATATAAAATATGAATTTATTTTTCGTGATAATTCATATTTAGATGAAAAAAAGAAGTTGCGTTTCGATAGCCGTTTTTTTGATATAAAAGACTTTTATAAATTAGATGAGCGAGGGAGATTTATTTTAGCTATATGCGAGCAGTCAAAAAATGCTACAATATCAGTATCTTAAATAACAAGGGAGTTTTAAAAATGGATGAAAAAGAAATATTTATAATAACAAAAAAACAGATATTAGAGATTGAACAATATTGCGAAAATCAGCCTGTACCTTTTAGATTTATGAAACCAATTATACAAGCGTTAAATGCATTAGATAAAAAAGATAATGATAAAAATAAAAAATAAAAATAGATTAATTTCACGACTAAAAAATCTTAGTGACGCTAGTCAATTACCTGTCAAACAAACTGTTTTTAAATCTGCTTTAAAAATAGAGAACGATACAAAAAAATTGATAGCTACGGGTTCTCGTTCTGGAGTTATTTATTCACGTGGGGGGGTAACATCTAGACGTTCTGCACCTGGTGAACCTCCGAAAACTGACACGGGTAGACTTGTTTCTAGCATTAACAAAACTAAATTCAATTATGGGTTTGAATATCTAGTTGGAACAAATGTTCGAGATGGAGGTTTTTTAGAGTTTGGAACTTATAAAATGCTGGCTAGACCTTGGTTGCAACCTACATTTTTAAAAAACAAAAAAGATATAACTAAAAACATAAATAAATCAGTTAAAAAAGCATTAAGAAAGAGTATTAAATGAGTTATTCTATATTAGATGTACAAAAATCTGTTGATGATGTATTAACTAGTGATTCAACGTTATTAAATTTATTAAACAATGGTGTAAATAGTATATTAGATAACCCAATACAAGCTAATGAATTAGGGTTTCCCTACATAGTCTACTCATCTGTTAATTCTCAAGAGTGGGATACTCAGACAACAAATGGGGCAGAGTGTTACGTTACTTTATCTGTTTTCTCTAATTCAGGCGATAGGCTAGAGGCAACTAATATTTTAAGTAGAATATATACGTTATTACATAATCAGGATTTATCAGTTAGTAATAATAATTTTGTATTATGTCGATGGGATGGTTTAAGCGAAGTCTTTATTGATGATAATAAAGAGGGTAGAATAACACAAGGGGTAATAAGGTTTATGATTATAACTCAAGGAGTATAAAAAATGGCAGCACAAAAAGGAATTTTATTTTTATTAAAAGAAGGGGCAGTATCAGGTACCCCGACAACGATAGCTGGTGGTCGTACCGTATCTATGACAGTAAATAACGAGCAAGTAGACGTCACAACTCAAAGCTCTGCTAACGCTAGAACTTTACTAGCTGATGCAGGCGTTCAATCTATTTCTATAGATATGAGCGGAGTTTTTGAAGATGAGACAATCGAGGAGACAGTTAGAGGATATGCATTTGCTAATTCCATAAATACATTCTCTTTATATTTTCCGAACGGTGACACATTAGAAGCTAGTTTTGCAATATCAAATTATAGTAGAAGTGCTGAATATAACGGTGCAGAAGAATTTTCAATGACATTAGAATCAAGCGGTGCAATAACTTATACAACGGCGTAATATGGATAGGATAATAAGGGATATTAATAAAAACAAAATTGACTTTATTCTTGATATTGAAGCAATAGAAAGAATTGAGTCTTATTTAGATAAAGGAATTTTTGTTTTATTACAAGAATCTGCTACTTTAAAATTTACTGATATATCAAGTATTTTGTTTTTTTGTGCAAAGAACGATATTAACGAAAAAGAAATAAAAGAGTTTATCAGAAATAATTATGAAGACGCAGTGAAGTTATGTTTAGAATTATTGTTAACATTAATATCAAAAGATAAAAAAAAAGAAAAAGTAATAAATTAGACAATAATTTATTTTTTGATATAAAAGGATGGAAAATATTTTGCTATTCAATATTAAAATGGAGTAGGAAAGAATTTTATTCATCGACTGTGGAGGATTTAGAAATGGCTTATAAAGGGTTTTGTATTAAAAATAATATAAATGAAGATTATGAGCCATTTACAAGGGAGAGATACGAAGAGTTAAAAAGGAGATTTCCTGACTAATGGCAACAATAGATGAATTAGTTGTAAAAATATCAGCAGACACAAAAGAATTAAAAAATGCATTTATTAATTCCGAGAAAATTGTCAAAAATAGTGCATCTAGTATTGATAGATCGAGTAATGAAATAAATAAATCTCTAAATAAAATAAATATTTCTGCTGTAGCATTATCTGCATCATTTGGTTTAATGGGTAAGTCAATGCTCTCATCTGCTGGTGAATTTGAGCAAAATGCAATGGCGTTTGAGGTTATGTTAGGGTCTTTAAGTAAAGGGGAAAATTTATTAAAAGACATTATTAAATTAACCAAAAATACACCATTCCAATTACAGGATACTGTATTAGGAGCTAAACGTTTATTAGCATATAATATTGAAGCAGAAAAAGTTATCCCAACTTTAGAGGCATTAGGGAATATAGCCAGCGTTGTAGGTCGTGACAGATTACCTAATCTAATACTTGCGTTTGGTCAAGTAAAAACTCAAACAAAGCTAGCTGGTCAAGAGCTGAGACAATTCACTGAGTCTAGTGTTCCTTTGATAGAGGTTTTAGCTGAACAATTAAACGTAACAGAATCAGATATAAAAAAAATGGTTAGTGAGGGGAAAATTGGGTTTAAAGAAGTTGAGAAGGCTATTATGAGTCTAAGTAGTGGTTCTGGTAGGTTTGGAGATTTAATGAGAAGACAATCAACTACATACATTGGTGTTTTGTCTAATATTAAAGATGCTATTAACATAATATCGATTAATTTAGGGAATAAATTATTGCCAACAGCGACTAAAGTCGCTTTGAAATTCAAAGAAATGCTAGAGGATTTTGCTCAGATTAACATAGGTAGAAAAGATGAGCTTTTAAATGATATAAAAAATACTGAGATTAGAATAAATACTTTAAGGGAACAGATAAAAAAACTCAATGAAGATAGCACAAGTGATAAACTAGGTAAATCTATCCATGTGCTATCAGAAGCTTTTAGAGGAACTTTTATAGCTTTACAGGGCGGAATCCCATCACAAGAAAAATATATATCAAATACAGAAGGGTTAAATTCCGCATTAGATAGCCAAATAACTAGATTGAATAAATTAAAAGCTGAATTAAAAACTTTTCTTAAAGATGATAATAGGCCAGAATTCGGTCCAAATCTTGGGATGAATAAAGAGGAAATAGAATCCTTAAGAGGGGTATCGAATAAAACGGCTGAAAGTATCAAAAAGTCAATGAATGACTCTACAGAAAGCTGGAGTCGTAATTTATCAGACGCTATTATTGATAGTAAAGGGGGTTTTCAAAGTTTAGCTGATTTTGCTAATAATGTATTAAGAGATATAGCCTCTCAAGTCGTTCAATCTCAAATTGCTAGCCCCATTGTTAAATCTGCTACTGATATATTTACAAATAGAAATAATAACAACTCTGCCCCTACAATACCAACTAATACAGGTGCGCCAGTAGTACAACCAACCGCTAGGGCTTTCTCTACAGCTGGGTCTCAAAGTATTACAATCAATCAAACAATACAACCATTAACCGGAATAGATGATAGCCAAGTTCGGGCAGTAGTTGCTAGTCAAGCACCTGCTATTGCAGAACAAGCAAAAATCTCTACACTTGACGCAATATCAAGAGGTGGTAGGGCTAGACAGGTAATAAAAGGAGTATAATAAAAATGCCAATTAATATGCCTAATTCTAATTTTACATCATCAAGTTTTTTACTGAGTTGGAATACACAAGTTTATGGCAACGCATTAACAAGTCAGATCCAAAGGAAAGCAACTACTGGTGCGAGGTGGGTTGCTCAATATGAATTACCCCCATTAAAACGGGAAGGATATGCAGAATGGCAAGCATTTTTTGCTAATCTAAATGGACGGTTAAATACTTTTTATGCTTATGACCCAAACGCTACTTCACCGAGGGGAATTGGAACAGGCACCCCTCTAGTAAATGGGGGTAGTCAAACTGGGAATACATTAGTCACTGACGGTTGGACAAGTTCACAAACTGGTATATTGAAAAAAGGTGATTATTTCTCAGTTAATAATGAATTAAAAATTATTACAAATGATATTGATAGTGACGGAAGTGGCAATGCGACTTTAGAGTTCGAACCGCCATTGAGAAATTCGCCTAGCGATAATGCTTCAATTACTGTTAATGATGCTAAGTGCGAGATGGTATTATTAACTGACGCAGTAAATTTTTCATTGAATAGAAGTTTTGTTAGCTCACCAATAATTATACAAGCTACAGAGGTTTTTTCTTAATGACTAGAGACGTTAATTCGACAACTCTAACAGCTTTTGAGCAAGATAAATTAATAGAAGTTGTTTTGGTTCATATAGATATGGATACCCCATTATATTTGCATAATTATGTTGGTGATATTGAATATGATTCAAATACATATACTGGTCTTGGTGATTTTGGCAAAATAAGTTCAATTATTTCAGGTCAAGATTTAAACGTAGAAAAAATAACTATGAGTTTAAGCGGTATTAATAATTCAATAATATCACAAGCTTTAGGTACAAATTACCAATACAAAGAAATTAATATATATATAACTAATTTAAATTTATCAACATACCAGATAAACACACCAGTTAAGATTTTTAGCGGTTTATTGGATAATATGACTATATCAAGCGGAAAAGAAAGTGAGATATTATTAACAGCCGTCAATAAATTATTTTTACTTACAAAGCCAAATATTAGAAGATATAACTTACCTGACCAAATAACAAGACATCCATTTGACAGTGCTTTTAAATATGTTGATCAATTATCTAATCAAAATATCGTTTGGGGGAGTGGGTTTAACGTTGTCAGAATTTAATTCTTTATTTTATAAATATTTAAACGAAAATAAGAATAAAAAATTTAAATATGGGGAATTTGACTGCTTTTTATTCGTTAAAGGATTACATAAAACAAGTATAGGTAATGAGTTTATAGGGAATTACACAAGAAAATTAGACTACATAGAAAAGCTTAATCAGTTAGGATACAATAGTATCATGAGTTATTGTGATGATAATTTAATTAAGATTGATAATAAAAACGCACAGCGTGGCGATATTGTTTTATACAATGGTGGTCTAGGTTTATGTGATGGTATAAATAGTATTTTTCTAGGTAAAAAAGGGTATAATTTTATCAAAACAAAAAATGTCAAAAGGGTGTATAGATGCCAGAGGTAGCAGCGGCAGTTGCGGCTATAGTTGTGTCAGCTGGAGTAGCTGCCGCTGGGGGCGGTATTCTGGCTTCTATATACGGTGCAATGTTTTTAGCAGGTATAAACTATGCTCTATCGCAAGCCTTCCAAAAACCACTTGAAAACATTAGCTCAGAGTTAATAACAGGAATTAAGTCTAATACAGACGGATCAATAACACCACATAAAATAATTTATGGGAAACGAAGAATAGGCGGAGCAGTTGTTTACAGAAATTTAACAGACGAAGGTTATATACCTGGTACAGAAATTATAGAAACGATTAAACCAAATGAAAATTTATATTACCATACAATTATTGCCTTATCAGGACATGAAATAAATGATGTTTCTAATATTTATTTTAATGATGAAGAATTAACATATAGCTCATTTAGTTCATATATAAATATATTTCAAGTTACAGACGATAAATATAATAAAATAAATATAGATGGATCAATTAACAGTAGAGAGGCGTATATAAATGAATATAATGCAACTACTAGTGATACATACACAAATTCATTAACTGTATACAACTTAACACCAGACTCTACTAGCTTGATGGAGATAGGTGATACATTTACTATTGCAGGTATAACCCAGGGGCGTAATCGTACTGGGAATTCATATACTATACTTCAAGAGTTTACGCTTACAGCATCCTTAAATTCAAATAGTGATGGAGTTGGAACGCTTCAATTTACACCAGAATTCAGAAATCGGGCAGGTACAAGAGCATCGTTGGGTGGTTATATATTTAGTACTGATATAAATAGAAAAATAACTACAAATAAAAAAATAGATATAACATCAAATGTATTTTTCTTAATAAAAAAAGGGTTAAACCCACAATTTAATACATTAAATTCAGAAGATCAAGTTGAGCTTAATTTATTAGCTAAAGCAGGATTTGAAGAATATTACAGATATGAAGCAACGGATAATACCCCATTACCTGTTCGAACTAGAGTTATAGCTGATAGCGAATTCGGTAATATAGATAGTTTTATGAATGGCATATCTTTTATATATGTGAGATTAAGATATCACCCAGAAAGTTTTTCGAATATACCGAATATAAATTGTGTTGTTCAGGGTAAAAAATGCTACGATCCAAGAACTTCTACTACTGTTTATACTAGAAATCCAGCTTTAATTTTACGTGATTATTTAATATCTGGATATGGTGCAGGAAATCATATATCAGAGTCAGATATTGATGATGATTATGTTATTGCATCGGCTAATATATGTGATGAGTTAGTAAATGTAACAGACGGCACACAAAAAAGATATACGTGTGATTTATTATTATCAACAGAAGACCCAATTATTGATAATATTAATAAAATACTATTTAGTATGCTGGGTTCGTTAATTTATGTTGATGGTAAATATAGAATAATGGCAGGGGCTTACAGCACACCGACTATAACAATAGATGAGAGCTGGGTTGTTGATTCTGTTAATTTAAATACTAGCCAAAATATAGATGAGAAATTTAATAGTATTACAGGCATATATTTAAATGCTGAGAATGATTACTCGCCGACAAATATACCTACTTTTGTAAATGAGACTTATAAAAGTAATGATAATAATTTTGAGATAGTAAAAGAAATTGATTTGCAATCACAGACAAATATAGAAAGGGCTCAACGTCTCGCTGCTATATTTTTAAACTTAAATAGATCAAATGAGGTTATTAATATCACTTGCAAAATGATGGCAATAGAGATAACCCCAAATGATATGGTTTATGTTGATTTACCAAGATTTAGTTATTCAAGTAGGCCTTACAGAGTTATTAATGTAGAAAGAATTGAAAGTGGACTATTTAATATAACATTAAAATATGAGCCAAGTACATTATATGATTTTAATTCAGATGATTACTCAATCCCTGACATCGGATCAAACTTACAATTACCTGATAAGCAAAAAGTTTGGCCACCTTCAAACTTACAGATAACAGAGGAGAATTATGTTACAAATAATGGGGCGAGCGTAAAGACAAGGGCGATTATTAGTTTTGCCCCATCACCAAGCGCATTTACAAGATCATATCAATTAGAGTATAAGCAAATTAATGAACCTGAATTCATAATATTAGGTAGAACACAATCTAACTCATTTGAAATTAATGATATAAAGGCGGAAACTTATTTATTTCGAGTTAAGGCGATATCAGAAACAAATTCATATAGTAATTTTGTTGAGAAAGCACAAGAAATTTATGGATTAAATGCAGTGCCTTCTAATATCTCTAATTTTTCATTAAACGCAGTAAATAACAATGCGTATTTAAGTTGGGATTTAGTTAGTGATATTGATGTTCGTTTCGGTGGTTCTATCATATTAAAACATTCTCCTTTGACAACTGGGGCGACATGGTCTAACTCAAATTTATTGATACCTGAAATTAGTGGGAAAGATACTCATGCAATAGCACCTTTGTTGAGCGGAACATATTTAATAAAGGCTAGAGATAGCCAGGGGAATGTATCTGATAGTGCAACAACTATTGTAACAAATAGCCCTACTCTTATTAAAATGAATGTCGTTGAAACTTTAACAGAAAACCCAACTTTTACAGGAACAAAAACAGATATGAACGTAAGCAGCTCTAATTTATCTTTTGATAGTGTGTCTTTATTTGATAGCTTATCTGGTAATTTTGATGACGCAGTTGGCAGTTTTGATGGCGGTGGTGGGTCAGGTTTTGTAACTAGCGGTGAATATGAATTTAGTGATTATATTGATACGGGTGTAATGTCTACATCAAGAATTTATTTATCAATAAAATTTACTATTGATGAACCGGGTAATTACTTTGACGATTATCAAGGTTTGTTTGATGATGCTAGTGGTAAATTTGATGGTGATGATAATGACCCCATAAAAGTAACACCATATATATCAACAACAGATGATGACCCAAGCGGTAGTCCAACTTGGTCTAGTTATAGGAAATTCTTTACTGGTGATTATAATGCCAGAGCATTTAAATTTAAAATAGTTTGCGAATCAGAAAAGAGCAATTTTAATATTTTGATCAGCAATTTAAGTGTAACTGTCGATATGCCGGATGTCGTAGATACTGGCGATTTGACAACTTCTGGTTCTGGTTTGACAACTGTTAATTTTAATAAAACATTCCAGGCGATACCCTCAGTTGGTGGTACCATATTAGATGGAACTACTGCTAGTGATTATCTCGTGATTGAAAACATAACTAAAACAAGCTTTGATATTGGTGTAGAACGTGGGGCTGGTTATTCTGCTAAAAATGTCAGTTGGTTTGCTAAAGGCTATTAAAGAAAGGGTTATTTATGAAATACATTATAGACAATAATAATTTAGATACAGAATTACCAACAATTCCTGAAGTATCCGTTGAATTTGATGAAAGCTTCTTGTTGTGGAAGCTTAAAAAAGGGCAATTAATGGATAACATCCATAAAGAGATGAAGTTTTTAAAAGATATAGACAAAAAAATAAATAATAATGGAATATCGGCTTTTATTAGAGATCATAAGTCTATTAGTGATAATGCTAAACAACAAATATTGTCTATACTAAAAAATGAGATATCAAACTATAATTATAATGATATAAATATTATTATTAATGAATTAAATAATATATTAAATGATAATGAAAAATTTGATTCAGATAAAATAAAGTTTAATAATATAAATAATAAATTTAATAATTTTTTATCTAAGAAAGGCATTCAGTAATGACTCAACACGATTATAACATTGCAAACCAAACATTTCCTAACACAAGAACTGACCTAAATAATGTTTTTAGCGCTATATTGTCTAGTAATTCCGGGTCCTCTGCCCCGTCAACTACTTCACCTTATATGATATGGGCAGATACTTCAAACTCATTATTTAAGTTTAGAAATACAGCTGATTCAGACTGGATATCTTGGTTAACTACCGATGGAAAGCATCTATGTGATGACGGATCAGCAAGTGCGCCTGGTTTATCATTTTCTAGTGATACAAATACAGGTATTTATAGAGCAGGTACAGATAGCTTAGGTATATCTCTGGGTGGGTCTCAAAAAGCTGTATTTGATAGCTCGGGGAATTTTGGAGTTAGTTCGACATCGCCACAAGATCGTCTTGATTTAGGCAATGCATCTGGTGGGTATGGTATTTGTTGGGGAGGTCCAACCGGTACGAACCACTATACTACTGTTTGGTCAGAATATGGTAGCGGAAGTCTGTTTTTAGGGGCTGGCGTTAAAGGGGATAAAACAGCAGGGCAAATTTTAGCATCGTACACGGGTACAATTGGTATAGCTACAATAGAGATGGTTGCTTTTGGGAGTTCTGCGGGTGACATTATTTTTTCAGGGAATTCAGCTTCAGCTAGAACAAAAGACGCAGTTGTAACACCAACTGAAATTATGCGGGTTAATGCCTCGTCTTCTAACGTTGGGATCGGCACTAATTCACCAGTATCAACAGCTATATTAGATGTACAGTCAACTACTAAAGGTATTAGATTTCCGAATATGACAACTACACAAAGAAACGCTATATCAAGCCCATCTTTAGGAATTGTTATATATAATACAACTACAAATAAATTAAACGTTTATACAGGTAGTTGGGAGGCAATAACTAGTGCATAGTAATTTTAATTTTAGTAAAAATTCATTGAAAAACATGGAAGGTGTAGATGATAGATTAGTTAAACTAGCTCATTTAGCGTTAAAATATACTAGAGTTGATTTTGGTATTCCGAATACTGGAGGTCTGCGTGATGAAGATATGCAATATCAACTTTTTTTAAAAGATAAAAGCCAGTGCGACGGCACGATTAAAAAAAGTAAACATCAATACGGAAAAGCATTAGATTTTTTTGCATATAAGGATAAGGTGACGTATGAGCGAATATATATGCTAGAAGTTGCTTTTGCATTTTTAAAAGCGTCAAGGGAATTGGATATAAGAATTGATTGGGGAGGTTTTTGGAATAATTTTGAAGACCTTCCACATATCGAATTAATTGAGGAGTAAGAAAAATGGAATTTTTTGGTATTAATATTATGGAATTTTTAACAAATCCATTAAACGGTGTTGTTGGAGCTAGCGCAGGTATTATTTTTTATCAAATTTATAAGATTGTTTACGCAAAAGCAAAGCCAGATCAATATATTTTAAAATTATATTCCCTGTGCGATGAAGCAATATTAGAAATAGACAATAGATTTATAGATAAATTTTTACCAGTGAAAATTAAGCAAGATTTACAAAAAAAAATAATTATCGTTTTAGAGCAGAGAAAAATAAAAATAGATCAATTAATTGAAAAAATAAGAGATTAATATGGATTTTTTAATTAGTTATGTATCGCAAAACCCAGCTTTAACAACGATAACTTTGTTATTTGCTGTTAGCCATTTTAAATTAAAAAATGAAATTAATAATACAGAAGAAAAACATAAATACGAAATTTCATTAATGAGGGAACAATTTGTTAAAAAAGAGTCTGTCAATAAAATGATTAACAGCTTCAAAAACGCTTTAGATAATCAAACAAAAATGATACATTCTGAATTTTCTAAACTGAGAGAAACTATAAACGAGGTTAATTTAAAAGTTGAGAAGCAGAAAACAAAAATAGAAAATATTGGTAAATGAATTCCGAAGATATCATTAAATTAATTCGATATTTCAATGATACTGTATCTGATATAAAAAATAACCAATCATTATCTAAAAAAAAAGAAGACGTTTTTATTGACTTATTCGCTATTAGATTATCAGATATAGAAGACAGAATAGAAGAGTTATCAATTAAATACTCAGAAAATGAGTATTCTTATATCGAATCTATAAATAAAATGAATGACAACCTAAAACGTTTAGATTTAGACATACAAAACAATAACGAAAATATCAAAAAAATATTAAATGATTTTTTAAATAATTTATAAATATGTTATAGTTTTTATAACTAAATAGTGCTTAGCCTTCACTTAACATTTATCTAAAATACTTCTTAACTTTATATATCAAGCTTTCTTCTCACAAGCTAAGCACTATCAAATATTTTTATTTTTCAATTCATCTTTTATGCTGTCGAATAAACTTATAATTAAAATTAATGGAGTTATTAGAATTAGAATTTCTATTATTTGAATAATCATTTTTACCCCTTGTTTTATTGTTATTTTATATTTACCCTTTATTTTTTATTTTTAAACTATTTTATTATTTCAGCGTTTGGTGCATTTAATTCTTCTAGTTTATTACCTAAACAATAAATTTCTTTAGCATTCGGGGCATTTAACTTTGTTAATTTGTTATTTGCGCAGTAAATTATCTCAGCTTTAGGAGCGTTTAATTCTGTTAAGTTGTTATAAGAAAAATAAATTCTTTCAGCATTAGGAGCGTTTAATTCTGTTAATTTGTTATTTTCACAATTAATTCTTTCAGCTTTAGGAGCATTTAATTCTGTTAAATTGTTACTATAGCAAATAATTCTTTCAGCTTTAGGAGCATTTAATTCTGTTAAATTGTTACTATAGCAAATAATTCTTTCAGCTTTAGGAGCATTTAATTCTGTTAATTTGTTATTGTAACAATAAATTATCTCAGCTTTATGAGCGTTTAATTCTGTTAAGTTGTTGTAACTACAAATAATTTCTTTAGCGTTCTGTGCATTTAATTCTGTTAATTTGTTATTGTAACAATAAATTATCTCAGCTTTATGAGCGTTTAATTCTGTTAAGTTGTTGTAACTACAATAAATTTCTTTAGCGTTCTGTGCATTTAATTCTGTTAATTTGTTATTGTAACAATCAATTATTTTAGCATTAGGAGCGTTTAATTCTGTTAAGTTGTTGTCACTACAATAAATTTCTTTAGCTTTAGGAGCGTTTAATTTTTTTATTTTTTTATTTAAAATAGAATCTAATATTAATGCCCCATCATCAAAAATAGTTAATGTATCTTTTTCTATAATATAGTTATGTTGACTTAATTCTTTCATTTTATTTTCCTCCTTGTTTTTATTATATATAATTTAACATAAAATCAATTCATTGTAAACCACTTAAACATATCAATTATTGATATTAGATTTAAATGCTACGATTATCTTCTAAACCGTTTTTATCATATTTATTATAAGTACCTTCTTTGTATCCGTTATCAGCTCTTTTATGATTTAATATTAACTTTTTAAAGTAAGCTTCTCTCATTTCTTTTGCTGAAAATCCAGCCGATAAACAGATAGATGTCCAAAAAAACAAAATATCAACTAATTCAACTTTTAAATTTTGGTAATCGATTGGCTTGTTTTTCGACCACCACTTCCAAGGTAAACAATCTGACATCTCCGCTATTTCTTGATCCATTGCAAGTTTAAACTTAAATATCCAATCAATTTTCCCCTCTATTTTTTTTAAATCTTCTTCAATCCAAGGCACTAATTTTTTATTTAATTCTTTTTGTCCTTCAAAAATTTTATCTAAACTATCCATTTTTACTACTCCTGTATATTTTATTATTAACGTATTTAATTAAGTTTTCTTTAGAAAACCTATACAATCTACCAACTCTAAAATATTGCAGGTCTATGTCGTCTTTTGCTAACCGCCTCATTACTGTATCACTGACCCTTAATATTTTTGCCGATTCTTTTATGTCTATTAAACTTATTATGTTTGTAAAATCTTCAATAACATATCTATTGGATAAATAATTTAAAACTTGATTTTTATCAAATAGTATTTTGTTTCCTATATAATTTACGGGGAAATCATTATCCCGTTTGATTAATTTCCATAATGTCATTGCGTTTATATTTAATAGTTTTGCTAATTCTTTTCTTTTTATAAATTTAGTATTACACATATGCGTTAACTCCATTTTTTACCGATTATAAACCCCGATGTAAAACTAATTCCAAGCAACAAAAATAAAATAATTGTCTTTACAGCTTCTTTGTGTTGTCGTGCTAGCATAATAGGGTTTGCCGTAAAATTATTCATACTATAGTGATTAGTTTTTTTAATTTTTGGCGTAACATTATGGCTTGTATTATTCTTACTGTAATCTATGCCTGTTAAAAACGGTTCTCCGTTATTGTAAATTCTTGGTATCATTTTTTTTAAACTCCCTTGTTTTAATTTATATATAATTTAACAAAATAACAATCCGTTGTCAATCACTTTTGTACATTAACTTTTTGTTTTCAATTAAAGTATTGAGTTGATCTATGCACAAAACAGGGTCTTTTTTTATCATCTCCCCAGAGAATCTTAGAACTGCCCAACCTAAAATCACAGCATTATTCATCTTTTCTCTATCCGAGTCTCTTGCATGCCGTCCACCAAATTTTTTAAATTGGCCACCGTCAATTTCAACAGCCACATTGTAATCAGGCCAAGCTAAATCAAAGCGCCACATTCTTTTTTTATGGAATCTAAATTCACGCTCAATTCCAAATAAAAGATTTTTTTTATGACGATTAATTTCAGCGTAAAAAAGGTTAGATAAATCATATTGTTTGGACATTTTTTTAAATTCATCAATAGTTATAAAGTTCGACGGTTTCATAAGAAAAATATAACTTATTTATTAAAAAAAATATTTATTTTTAATTTCAGAAAATTGATAAAGTTTATTTTCTTAATTGAATAAATACTACATTTTTTATCTGAAAAAACATTGCTATGAAACTCTGAAATTTTTTTGCTCTTTTTACTATAATTATAACCGTATTTAAAGAGTGTATTACTTAACATTATATATTTTCAAACCCCTCTATTACAGACGCTAAACGACAGTATCCAGCTATATCTATTAAATTATCTTTATTAGTTGAGTTTAATTCTCGTGCTACTTTCAATAAAACCATCATCATAGCCACATCTTTGCTAGTAATAATACATAAATCATTTTCATAATTTATTTTTTTTGATTTTATATATGTATTCCATAATTTAGCTATATTTTCCAAATTTTCCACTGGATCACCATAAGTCAATATTCTTTCATCTGTTATTCTCAAAGCTTCTGATAAAATTGATTTATTTATCTTATTCACTACCATTATTACCCTCTTATTTTATTTTATCGATAATTATGTTAAATTATTTTTGTGGACGGTTCACCCCCTTGTCCGTCCACATATTAGAAATCAGATTCTATCTTATTGTCTGTTAATTCTTTTTTACTTAAAAATTCAATAGAGAAACAATTAACTTTATAATATGTTCTTTTTTCTCCATCTTTTTCATAATTATCTACTCTAATCGATCCAATAACCGCTATTTTTGACCCCTTTTTACAGTACTGATTTAGATTATCTGCTAATTTACCCCATGCCTCGCAGTTTATAAAGTCAACATGATCTTTCCCCCTATTTACAGCTATAGAAAATTTGGCTACTAAATCGCCTGTACTCACAGCATTGCACTCAACATCGCGAGTAAGATTACCTATTAAAATTACTTGATTCATTTTTATTACTCCTATTTTAAAATATATTATTTTTACCCAATAAATTACTTAATTCAATAAATTTTTCTTTGTATTGATCTATAGATTTTGAAATTAATTTCTGATATTCCTCATCAATAAATATCCTTTTTATAAATATTCTTTTTTCAGGCTCTATAAAATCGGGATTATAAGAAATAAAATCAACCCATTTCCTTTTAGATACAAACAACTGGAATTGCATCTGAGGTATATAAGTATCTATTTCTTTATATTCTCCAAGTAACAAAGCAATGTGTTTTTTTTGCATCAAACACTTAACCTCAATAATACCATCCTTACCGACCAACCCGTCGGGTGAAACCCCAAGTAAACCACATTCAGACTCAATAAACCCAATTTTATCAACTATTTCGCCTGATATACTTTCATAGTTTAAAATAGCGTATTCTTCTAATTCTAACCCCCTTTCCATATAAAAATTTGTAGGCTGGTATTCACTTTGGCATGTATGCAACTCTGCTAAATTTTCATAGATAACATCGATATATTGTGAAGATAGTTTGCCTGTTTTTGTTAATATTTTAGAAAAATTACTGGCGGTTAGCTTGCCTTTTCTAATCTCGTTCCATTCTTCACTTTTTTGCTCTATTTTATGTACTATCATTTTTATAACTCCCTTGTTTTAATTCATATATAATTTAACATAATAATAATTTATTATCAACCATTATATTGTTAAATTGTTACCAAGATTCTAGCTTAGTATTGGTATCATTTAATTCTGTTAAATTGTTATTGTAACAATAAATTAAATCTGCATTCGGAACGTTTAATTCTGTTAAATTGTTATTGTAACAATAAATTCTTTCAGCATTAGGGGCGTTTAATTCTGTTAATTTGTTATGACGGCAATCAATTATTTTAGCATTAGGGGCGTTTAATTCTGTTAATTTATTATAAGAACAATAAATTCTTTTGGCATTAGGGGCGTTTAATTCTGTTAATTTGTTATTACAGCAATAAATTCTTTCAACATTAGGTGCGTTTAATTCTGTTAAATTGTTATAAGAACAATAAATTACTTTAGCATTAGGGGCGTTTAATTCTGTTAATTTGTTATGACGGCAATCAATTATCTCAGCCTTAGTAGCGTTTAATTCTGTTAATTTGTTATGACGGCAATCAATTATCTCAGCCTTAGTAGCGTTTAATTCTGTTAATTTGTTATTCCAGCAATAAATTTCTTTAGCGTTCGGGGCATTTAATTCTGTTAAATTGTTATAAGAACAATAAATTACTTTAGCATTAGGGGCATTTAATTCTGTTAAATTGTTATAAGAACAATCAATTCCTTTAGCGTTCGGGGCATTTAATTCTGTTAAATTGTTATTCCAACAAAAAATTCCTTTAGCATTAGGGGCGTTTAATTCTGTTAATTTGTTATTGTAGCAAGAAATTCTTTTAGCATTAGGAGCGTTTAATTCCGTTAAATTGTTATTTTGGCAATAAATCGCATCAGAATTAGGAGCGTTTAATTTTTTTATTTTTTTATTTAAAATAGAATCTAATCTTAATTCCCCCTCATCAAAAATAGTTAATGTGTCTTTTTCTATAATATAGTTATACTTGTTTAATTCTTTCATAAAATTTCACCTATTTGCTTTTCGCTTCTTTATCAAGTTTTTCTTTTAATATATTTTTTTCATATGATAATTCTATTCGATATTCTTGCGGAATATCGTTACTCCATAATTCCTTTAACTCTTCTATAGAATTAGATTTTTGCATTTTTTCTAGATATTCTCTTTTTTTATCTTCATTTACATGTTGTTTTTCTTTTTTTTTGTAATTTTCATGTTTATTTGTCGCATCACTGTCTTTTGCATCATCGATAGCAAAAAGGCCGTTTAATGCGTATTTTCTTGCATATGATGACGTTGAACCAGTTATTTGACTTGCGTCCATCTTTTTTTTTGATTCTTCCTCCCTTGCATATGCATGTACCTCTAAAAAAGTACCTGTATTTGATGAAATATCATATACACTAATTGTTGATTTAACATAATGCCTACCATGATAATATTCAATATCATCTGAAATTAAGATAAATAATCCATTTTCAAAAAGAAGTGGTTTGACATCTTCTAGGATATCCTCACATGATCTATATTTATATTCACCAAATGAATTATACCTCTTTTTTTTAGATTTTAACTCTGATTGAACCTTTTGTAGTTTTCTTAATAATTCTTTCATTATATTTACTCCCTTGTTTTTTAATGAATTTATAATATATGTAATAAATAAAAAAGTCAACCGTTTTTTATTTATATTAATACATTGTAATTCACAATTGTTTATTGTATAGTATTGTTAATAACTAAAACAGGAGTATAAAAAATGGAATTATTAACAATAAAAGAATTAGAGAAAAAAATAAAATACAAGAATACAACAATCTACAAATTCATAAAATTCGGTATGCCAGTTTTTAGAATGGGCGGAAAAAATCTTTTTGAATTAGATTCGGTAATGAATTGGCTAAGAGAATATTCTAAAAAACGGGGGTAAATATGGAGGGTTATATAAAACTTCATCGATCATTATTAGATCATCATTTAATGACAAATCAATCATATTTTTTAGTATTTATTCAGATTTTACTTAGATGTAATCATAAAGATAAGAGTATCATTATCAATAATCAAAAAACATTGATAAAAAGGGGGTCTTTTTATACTTCTCTTAGTAAATTATCAGAGCAAATTAATATTCATAGATCGACAATCACACGTGCAATAAAATTTTTACAAAATGATTCAATGATCGAAACGATAGCGATCGGAAAAGGAACGTTAATTTCGTGCGTAAATTATGATAAATATCAAGAATCAAGAAACGATAGCGAAACGATAGCGAAACGATGGCGAAACGATAGTGAAACGATAGCGCGCACAAACAATAATGATAAGAATGATAATAATATAAAGAAAAAAGATATTAATAAATTAATATCTAAAAAAGAAAGTGATAAAAATGAGCAATTTAATATTTTTGAAAGTATCGATAAAAAGAAAAAGTTTGTTAAGCCTGAAATTAATGATATTTTTAAAGAAATATCTAAATATGCATTTTCTAAGAGTCTAAATGTTAATGAGAGGGCTTTATTTTTGCAGTCAGAGCAATTTTTCAACTATTATGAATCTAACGGGTGGAAAGTTGCAGGAAAGCCAATGAAGAGCTGGGTAGCGGCCTCTAGGAATTGGCTATTAAGGTACAGTGAGAATAATTACAATAAAATCGTTAATAAAAAAAATAACGAACAATACGAAACAGAATCTGTGAATGAGATATATGAGTTTGTTAATGAATTACAGAAAAGAGGGTAAATATGAGTAAAGAATTGATCTCAGCATTAAATTCAATGTTTAGAGCGTATGAAAAAGATCCATTGAACAAAGATAAAGAAATGTTTAAATCTTATATAGATTTTTTGATTGATGAAGAAATACAAAATGTTGTAAAATCAATTAGATATTTAGTTAAAAATAATGATAGTCAATATATGCCAAGACCAAGTAATATCATTAAACATGCTAATAGATATAATTTAAGTGAAGATGACGAAAAAGAAATTAAATTTCAATCTTTTTTAGAACGATTCAAAAAGCAATACACTGGTTTTGTTGTAGATGACGACGTTGCCTTAGTTTTAAAAAAAATTGGGCGTGATTTACGTTTTGAAACTACAAAAGAGTTTAGTTTTACATTGAAAGAAGTTCGTAAAATATGGGAGTTTTATTTGTTTTATAATAAAGATAAAAATATACAATTACTAGAAAATAATAGTATAAAATTACTAGATTAAATGATTTTAACAAATATAAATATATTGAAAGTTGTACATATTTTAACTCAACTAGCTAACAAAATGGTTTCGGAATCCGAAGATATAGAACCAGAAATAGCAAATGTTATTAGTGAAAAAATATGGGAAATTATGTAAAAAACTTTGATGATGTAAGGAAATTCTTACCACAATTTCTATCAAAAGAATCCTAAGATGAGATTTTCATGGAGTTATGTAAATGAGTTTAAAATTCCATTGGAAACCATTTAGAACATATGCTCGATATGGTCAAAATTAAATTATATAAGAAAGGTATTTAAATGAGTTCAAAATGTTGCGATGCAAAAACGAAAAAAACAAAAAAAGGTAAGATGATTTGTATAGCTTGTCAGAAAGAGTGTGAGAGAAGATGACCAAAGATCAACTAATAGCTAAACAACAACTTCAAATCGAAGAATACAAAGAAATGCTTAAAAAAAATACTGAGATACAAGCTTTTACAAGTTCAAATAGTCCTGATACAGGATTTTATTCAGAATGTATGACATTAAGAGATTGGTTTGCTGGTATGGCTTTAAAAGGAATGCTTTCTAATCCAGCAACTGAGTTATTTAGTGACGGGAAAAGGGTTCATTCAGAAGAAGCTTACGCAATTGCTTCGTATAGAGTTTCCGATGCCATGCTTTCTGAGCGCGATAATACTAATAATTAACAATGTTTGTGATAACCCCGATCCCCCAAACCGGTCGAATTCGACCCCTTTGGAATTAAAGATAGCATGACAACGAATTGCTGTGGAGAGCCGCCAGTTTATGAAGATAAAAAAGCGATTGTGGCAGTTCCAGAACTTTTAGATGTGTACAAAAAAGCAAAAGATGCAATTGATGAACTAGATGATGCTATAAATGATATGGAGCTAGAAGATAAGATTTGTATTTATGAGTTAAAGGCCGCTATTAAATACCTTGAAAAACGTCATTACATAAATATAAAATCAATGCCTATCGATTGATAGTTATCTTCTGTGAAAAATGATACGTAATTATTCCTACCTTGTATTTTATTTGAAAATGATGTAGAGAAAAATATACCTAAATTATTTGTTATGTAATAAGTGGTTTTGTTTCTAAATGTGTTAATAAAATGATTGTATTTTAATAATGATTTTCTATTTGATGTAAAACCAGTATTTAGTGTAAATTCAGATTTAAACTTTTTGTTTTTAATTGCAATATCAAAGTATTTTAAGTTCATAAATCCATTTCCATTTTCAATTTTACCGATTTCTATGCCAGAATACATTTTTACATTTAAATTTATTTTTGTGGTGCATAAAATATTGCTAGTAATAAATAAATAAATAAATAATAATATATATATATATAAATTTTTCATATTATTTGTATTGTCTTAATTTAGTGAAAAATTAACTGAATGATTTTCATATATAAAATCAATATTTACTTCAATATAGTTTGTATTTCGAATATTGTTACAGTTATTATCTATATTTTTATTTGTTGCATTATCTTTGTTTTTATTATTTTTTTTGTCGCAAGTATTATGTGACCCAATTTTTAATAAATTTAAAAAATCTTTAAAACTGCCTGAAAATCTATCCATTGTTTTACTCCTTAAATTGTTTCCTTTAGATATCTAGCTCTGAAAAAATACAGGCTTTTTTCGTTGATACCTATTTCTCTAGCTACATCTGCCCATTTCATCGGCTTTACTCGCGCTCTTAACCTGATAATTAATTTTATTCTTTCTTTTACTTGTGAATCGCTTAAAATTTTTGGCATTTTACTTTCTCCTTTATTAACAGTATGAATTGAAATATATTTCTTGCATATCTGCTTTTTCGTTAGAAACAAATAATTCAAATTCATCTTCTAAAATACTATTAATTTGCTCAACATCCATTTTCGTTATTTTAGTTAATTTTAATTTCTTTGATAAAGGCAATTCTGATTTAAATATATCTTCTTCATATTCTTCTAATAATATATTCTTTAATATTAATTTCGAAATCATTAACTCATAATCTTCGCTTATATTTTTAGCAATATCAGTATAAAAATCTTTCTCTGTAGCGTATTTATATTTTTCTTGATTATATAAATGCGATGCTGGAAATATTGTATTTAAGTTTATCATTTTATTTACTCCCTTGTTTTTTATTATGTTTGTATAATACCCTATTTTCGGGTACTATACACATTGATATTTTATGTTGTATTTTTATTTTATATTGACATTGTATTTTTAATATTGTTATTGTTTATGTAGCTATAAGAAAGTTTATACGTATTTCTAGAGTACGTATAATTAAAGAACTTATGTTTACACTAAAAAAAGAGGTTTTATGTCTCAAGTTCAAAAAAATGCGATGATAGCGGCACTAGAAACTACCTTAGGAGTAGTTACTCAAGCTTGTGAAATTATAGGTATCACACGACAAGCTCATTATAAGTGGATTCGTGAAGATGAAGAGTATAAAAAACGTGTTGAAGATATCGAGAATGTAGCTATTGATTTCGCTGAAACTGAGTTGCATAAACAAATAAAATCCGGAAATTCTACATCAACAATATTTTTTCTAAAAACTAAGGCTAAAAATCGCGGATATGTTGAAAAAGTTGAATTAGATAGTAATGTTAATATTAATCAAGTTGAATTAAATTCAAAATTAAATGAGTCTATAAATAATTTAGCTCAGAAATTAATTGATGAATAATATTCTGAATGAATATTGAAGAAATCAAAAAAAACTTAGCTAATCTTCCACATGAGAATCAAATAGCGGTACTTTCTAGGCTCGAATGGCTTTCTACTGCACGAAAAAATCAAATACCTAAAAACAACAATAATTCGGTAAATCTTTGGTTAGCTGGAAGAGGATTCGGAAAAACGAGGACGGCTGTCGAAGATTTGTGGTGGGATTGTTGGACTAATGAAAAAATACGTTATGGCGTTGTTTGTGCGACTGCTAATGATACTAGAAAAACAGCGTTTGATGGGGAATCGGGTATTATAGCTAGATGTCCGCCTGAAATTATCGAGTATTATAATAAATCACTATTAGAAATAAAGTTAATAAACGGATCAATAATTCAAGGTTTTACAGCTGATGAACCTTCAAGATTAAGGGGTGCGCAATTTCATAGAGCTTGGATTGATGAATTAGCTACTTGGCGTTATCAGCGTGAAGCGTGGGATATGTTAATGTTTTGTTTACGTTTAGGTGAACAGACAAAGTTGAATATAACAACTACGCCTCAGCCAACATCTTTAATTAAAGAGCTTCTAAAACGAGATGACGTAAATATCTATAAGGGGTCTACGTTTGACAATAAAGAAAATTTGAGTAAACAACAATTAGATATATTAATTGATCGTTACGAGAACACAAGAATCGGTAGACAAGAGTTATATGCAGAAATTTTAGAAGATATTGAAGGTGCCCTATGGTCGTATGAAATGCTTGATCGAGCGAGAAAATATAGAAAAATTAGTGATTATAAACGAGTTGTTATAGCTATTGATCCAGCGGTTTCAAATAATAAAAACAGTGATGAAACGGGCATTGTTGTATGCGCTAAAGACACGCTTGACAATTATATTATTTTAGATGACAAAAGCGGAACATATAGCCCGGGCGAGTGGGCGAATGTAGCAATTAATTTGTATAGAAAATATAATGCTGACGTAATAATAGGCGAGGTAAATAATGGTGGCGATTTAATAGAATCGAATATCAGGAATATTGACAATAATGTTAATTTTAAACAAGTTAGAGCTACAAGGGGGAAGATAATTCGGGCTGAGCCTATTTCTGCATTATATGAGCAGAATAAAGTTTTTCATATGGCTAGATTTTCAGAATTAGAAGAGCAAATGACGAGTTTTACAGGCGATAGTAAACAATCAAGCCCGGATAGATTAGATGCTCTTGTTTGGGGTTTAACACATTTATCTGAAAAAAATACTGAAATATTTGTTAGTATGTTATAAAATAGAAAAAAATATGGAGAAATACATTGTTTAATAAATTATTTTCTTTTGAGAAGAAGTCAAAAACAAGAGCTATAAAAAACTCAGGTCTTTTAAGTTTTAACAATTATGATTTTAAAGATTATAAAATAAAAGATTATCAAGAAGATGGTTATGAAAAAAACGTTATTGTTTTTAGATGCGTTAAGTTAATAGCTGAAAATCTATCTAAAATTAATTTTCAATTATTTAAAAATGGTGAATTGATTGATAAACACCCGATTTTAGATTTGTTGAAAAACCCAAACCCATATCAATCAAAAAAAGAATTTATTCAGGATGTTATTTCCCAGAAATTAATTACTGGGAATGCATATATAGAATCAGTTTACAATGACTCTTCAAATGAGTATCAAGAAAAACCACCATTATTTTTATATTCAGTCAACCCTTATTTTGTAACTGTAAAACCAGGTAAAGACGGATTGCCGGCCTCATATATTTTCGGTTTAAATGAGAATAAAACTATATTTAATGTTAATTTAAATGGTAAATCGAATATTCTTCACTTAAAAGAATTTTCACCGACAAATGAACTACTTGGAACAAGCCCGTTAAAAGCGTGTGCGCCTGATGTTGATATAATTTCAGAGGGTAAGAAATGGAATTATAATATTATTAAAAACGGCGGGAAAGTCTCAGGAGTGCTTGAAGCTGAACAAGAATTAAGCGCCTCGCAATACCAGCAACTAAAAAAATTTAAGGACTCTATTTTAGGAGGGAATAATACAGGTGGAATACCAATTTTAGGTGGTGGAGTTAAATTTACACCAATTGGGCTTAGCCCGAGTGATTTAGATTTTATTAATGGGATTAAGGCAAGCAGTCAAATGATCGCATTTGCATATGGGGTTCCTTACGATTTAGTTAATACTGATCAGGCAAAGTATGAAAATTTAGAAAAAGCATACGAATTGTTATGGGATCAGGCTATCGAACCGAATTTAATTCACTTATTAGACGAGCTTAATAATTGGCTAGTTCCTCGGTATGGGGATGATTTATTACTTAGTTATGACAAAAATAATGTAGGAGCTATACAGTTAAAAAATAATAGAAAAATAACTGCTCTTGAATCTGTTAGCTTTATGACGATAAACGAAAAACGTAAATCGATCGGTTTAGAGCCCATTGAAGGGGGAGATCAATTATTAACTGAATTAAATAAAATACCTTTATCTGAAATTGGTTTAAATATTGATAATAACGTAGAAAATAAATCAGATTATATTTTATCACTACAAAAAAAGGGGTATGAAAAAAAACAGGCTGAGAAAATGGCAGGTTTGATATATGACGATATCGAAGAGTAAGCGACAAAGGCAATTAGAGCAAAGAAGGTTTTTACGCTTAATTGATATTATTTCAACAAAGTATACAATATCTTTTAAACGAGAAATACAGAAAACAATGAATAAACTAGCTGATAGTTATAATTTAAATAATTACATTAGTGAGTCAATTTTATTAGATCATAAAAAATCACTACAAAAAATATTAATGAGATTATATAGCGATTCTATTGAGTCTATTAGTGAAAAACAGTTCAATTCTATCAAAAAATCAAGAAATATAATATATGAAAAAAAAGACGCTTTACAAGATTTTGAAGAACTTTCTATAGATTATATACTGAAAAAAGGTGCTGATTTAAGTGTACAGTTAACAGATACTACAAGAAAAGATGTTCAAAATATTATTGCTGAGGGTATTAAAGATAATTTGTCAAGTAAAGAAATAGCAAAATTCATTAAAGAAAAGGCTGGCATATCAAGAAGTAGAGCTGAATTAATCAGCAGAACAGAAGTACATTCGTCGGCTAACTGGGCAAGTATTGAAAGTACGCAATCAATATCAAATGAGTTAAATATTGAATTTAAAAAAGTTTGGAACACTACAGAAGATGAGCGAACACGTTCTAGTCATCGGAAAGCTGATGGGCAAAAAGTTGATATGGATGAAAGTTTTTTGGTAAATGATGAGAAATTAATGTATCCAGGGGATAGTAGTGGGAGTGCATCAAATGTTATTAACTGCAGGTGCTTTTTAACATATGAATAAATATATAAAGGCTTTATCAGATATAGACACGATACCCCCAAAAAGTGCTCAGAATAATGCTTTGCGTGGGTTAGAATTGCGTAAAAAATGGGGTAGGGGAGGTACTGATGTAGGTGTCGCAAGAGCTAGAGATTTGTCAAATGGCAAGTCATTAAGTGAGTCAACTATAAAAAGAATGGCATCATTTAATAGACATAGAAAAAATTATCAACCGGAAAAACGAGAGGTTGACGGTGGTCAGACTGCTGGAACAATAGCCTGGTTGCTATGGGGTGGTACAAGCGGTATCGACTGGGCAATAAAAAAATCAAAAGAATTTAGAGAGGAACGAAACCGGATGAGTGAGAAAAAAGAGTTTAAGAATTTTGGGTTAAATATTGAAGTAAAGCAAGATAGTGAAGAAATGACATTTAAAGCTTATGGGGCTACGACTGGGAATATCGATCACGGCAATGATTTAATTCAAAGAGGTGCTTTTTATGATGTTGTTGAGTCAGCTAAAAAAGGCAAAATGCCGAAACTATTATATCAACACGATCATAAGAAAGTGGTCGGGGTAATCACAAATATATATGAAGATGAAAAAGGGCTTGTTGTTGAAGGTAAATTTATTAATACTACGCTCGGAAAAGACACGTACGAAGAAGTTAAAAGCGGTGCTATTGACTCAATGTCAATTGGTTATTATGTAAAAGAATATGAAATAGATAATAAGAAAAGTATACGGATTATAAAAAGCTTTTCTAAATTAGTAGAAGTTAGCTTTGTTACGTTCCCGATGAACGATGAAGCAGAGGTTTTGAACGTAAAGCAAGAAAATGGTAATATAAACCCAAGGGCTTTAGAAAGAACTTTGCGTGATGCTGGTCTTTCTCAAAAAGAAGCTAAAACAATTATATCGGGGGGTATAAAATCAATCAATCAACGTGACGTTGACAATTCCGAAGAAATAAAAACAACGCTTGAGAGTCTTATACAGGCTTTTAAGTAAAATAGAAAGGTGATGAAATGGAAATTTCAGAGATTAAAGAGTTAGGCGAACAGCTTAAAATCGAGGTAGCCGAGTTCAAAAAAACAAACCAAGAAAGACTTGAGGCAAAAGCGGACGGAAAAGCGTTTGGCGAGCTTGAAGCTAAAGTGAATAAAAATTTAGACGCTTTACTAGAATTAAAAGAAAAATCAGAGAAATTAGAAGCGTTAAGCAAAAAATCTTTAGAATTAAAAGAATCTAATGATGAGCAAAAAAATCTAGAATATAAACAAGCTTCAAGAGCTTATTTAACTGGTAATACAAACGGTTTAGAGTTAAAGACGTTACAAGAAAGAATCGACACAGACGGCGGATTCTTAGTAGCTCCAGAAAGAGATACTCAAATTGGCAAGCGAGTTTTTGAGACTTCGCCAGTCCGTCAAGTAGCTAGCGTTAAATCTATTTCTTCTAATCAATACGTTAAAGTTGTTCAAAAAACTAGAACAACTGGTGGCGGTTTTTTTGGAGAATTAGAAACTGTAACTAATGCTACAACTGGAACATTCGGACAAATAACAATACCTGTATTAAAAGATATTGTATCAGTACCTATGTCTACAGAAGTTTTTGAAGATGCATCAATCGATTTAGAAGCTGAGATTTTAGAACAAGCGTCATTAGATTTATCATTAAGAGCTAATACTGCTTACGTATCTGGTAGCGGTGCTAAAGCTCCAAAGGGATTTTTAAGTTATACTGCTTGGACAACAAATGGTACATATGAATTTGATAAAATCGAACAAGTAAACTCTGGGTCATCAGGGGCTGTAACTGTTGATGGTATTATCGAATTACAAAATGCTTTAAAAGAAGCGTATCAAGCTAATGCTGTATTTATGATGAAGCGTGAAACGTTTGGTGCATTAGTTAAATTAAAGGGTACTGATAATTATTTCTTTAATACAATGTTAGATAAAAATGCAGGGCTTAGCTTCTCTATCCTTGGCAAACCAGTTGTATTTGCAAGTGATATGCCGGCAATTGGGGCGAATTCTTTATCAATCGCATACGGTGACTTCTCTAAAGGGTATACTATCGTTGATAGACTTGGCACTAAAATCTTAAAAGACCCATACTCAACACCTGGGCAGGTGACTTATCGAGTAGAGAGACGAACTGGTGGCGCTGTAACTGATTTTGACGCAATTAAATTGCAAAAATTAGCATCTTAAGATAGAAAGGAATAACTAAAATGTATAAAGAATTATATAGTAGCTATAAGGTATCGAACGCATTTGATACGCAAGCAATTACATCTGACACTACGACAGCTGGTGACATTATAGATACTGCTGAATACGGTAGTATTTTATTTGTTATACAGTCAGGAACTTTGACAGATGGAACATACACTGTTCTTATCGAAGATGGTGACGAGTCTAATTTATCAGACGCTACAGCCGTTGCAGACGCTGATTTAACAAACACAGAGGCTAGTGCTTCTTTCGCTGCGACTGACGATAATACAGTTAATAAAATTGGGTATGTCGGAAGTAAGCGATATGTTAGACTTAGTCTAGTAAGCGCTTCTACATCTAGCGGTGGTACTTTAGGTGCTATTGCTATACAAGGTTCGCCAATAACCGCACCTGTACAGTAGTTAATATATTTAATCCTGGGGCATGTAATTGCCCTGGGGTTAAGTTAAGGAGTCTTTTTTATGAAAAAAATAAAGTTACTAAAGCCGTTTAAAATAGTTATAGACGGTGATATATACCCTAAACAATTCTCAAAAAATGATATTTTAGTATTAGATGATAAAACAGCAATGGATTTAATATGTATCGACGTTGCCACAGAAGTAATAGATGATGTTATAATTAAAGAAGAAAAAGTAATGAATATTGATTATGAAAAAAAAGTTATTGATTATAAAACTGAAAAAAAACGTCGAGGAAGGCCACGTTCTAAATGATAAATCAGAACTTATCTTTAGTTACAGCCCCTGCAAATGATATTTTAACTGTGGCAGAGGCGAAAACACACTTGAGAGTCGATTCTTCATTGGACGACACTTATAT